ACGGCAGAAAGCAAAGCCAATGGATAAAAAATACTGACACCGCCAGATCGTGCGATACAATCAGTAACAATTTCCAAGTTTCTGGCTTCCGGAGGGAGCTGAGTAAAGGGCATCACAAACGTATGTGAAATATTATCAGCATTACGCTCATAGAGAATGCCCAAATCCTTGGTTTGGTTAACAGCAGCAAGCTGCATTTCCCAAATATTCTCTACAGTAATACCAGGATAGTTTCCGCGAAACCACTGTAGAGGAGTAATGGGAGTCAGGCCAGAAGCACCAGTAATGAACTTAGTAGCAGCAGCGTTATATGCTTTGGGTGCTAGGCTAAGGACATTCGGTGTATGGGTGCCTTTGACTTGGTTCTGATAAGCAATAACCCATTGGTTAAGGTTCGCCAGAATTTGATCACCAGTAAGGGCAGACCAATCTCCAGCATTAGTCAATACTAGAACAGGAAGGTTTGGATGAGTAAACAATCCAAACAAACCATAGTTCGGATCACCACGCAACTTAATATCAGCAATCTTTAGATCCATAGCTCTCCTGGCCGCTGCAGCCTTTCGAGCATCTAGACCCTGACCAGTTTGACGAGAGGCGCGCAACTCATTAATATTGTAGCCATAACTATCGCCAAGAGTTCGGACAGTAGTCAAACGAGCAGTAGCACGAACATCCGCGCGCGGGAGATCATCAGCATAGTTGGCGATTACTTTTGCCATACCCACCATGTCGAATGCATACTGCCAAACGTTCTCTGCCCATTCAGGAACACTAGTATCATCTGGGACTAGACGATCTGCGTTGATGGCGGGTAGTTGGCGGTTGTAAGTATTTGCTCGCACATAGTCTAATTGGCGCGCTAGAAAGATAGTATCAGCATCTTCCCTGAAATTGCTTTTGATGATTGGAGCGTTTTGCAATACAGTAACATCATCTTCACTGTAATGCTGATGATCAAGAGGTCCAGGCATAATACATTACTCCTATTATACCAGAGGATAGTGCAATTCGACAATCGCACCTTTGGTATATGTTGTCCAATCGACATTTAGCAAGTCAATAGCTGCAGAACGAAATACAGCATTAGTTACTGCAATCGTTCCTGTAGTATTGAACGCGCCAGTAGCTGCAGTTACCTTAGCAGCAGCGCCATCTACTACAGCGGTAGGATCATCAACAGCTACCCAAACACGACCACGAGTCAGCACAGAAACCGCGTCAAATTGACGATAGTTTCCTTGGTAACCAATAATGTGATCATGGAGTGCTACTCCTACACAAAGAGCAGCAGAAGCAGCACCAACCTTAATAGTTGAAGCGCCAGCAGCAGTTCTTTGGACAGCTACTCCAACACCAATAGCAGCAGATGCCGGAAAGGTATCGACATTATCATCCATACTATCAGCCTTCATGCCAATAAAGGCAGGGGCCATATAGTTGGCATAGGGGGAAATAGTCCCAGACATTTATGCAGCCTCCTTCTCGCCGCGAATGCGTCGCAGCATACGTTCACGAGCATCAGCAGAACTCTCACCAGATTTATTGTTATCTGTGGAGTCTTGTTTTGTAGTTTTCTCCCGCTGTCCTTTTGCCGTTCTGCTCTTTTGCTCTTCATTAGCAAGCGTCAAATCATAGGCAGAATCAACATAATCATCTGATTTGCCGTCGAACCTAAGATCATTGCCAAGCTTAGCAACAATCTTTTCTTTCAACGAACGATCAGAATCATTCTCGTCAAACTTCAGAGAAAGCTGAGTGGCCTTATCTTCAAGTTTGATTCTGCTCCTGGCCGTCGCACGTTCTTTACTGAGAGCCTCTTTATGCTCATTCTTGGCAGTCTCTAGCGTGTTCTTAACCGTATCTCTCTCAGCTTCGGCTTTATCCGCACGAGTAACGAGAGTTGAGATTTCGGCCTCTAGTTTGTTGATCTTGTTGATTACTTCAGGAGCAGCAGGGTATTCAATACCGTCCAACCTAACTTTAGGCAAATCAGTCATGTCATCCTCCACATCAAAAGAAACAAATTCATTCGCATCTAGACGAATGCGAGCATTGCCTGCACGTCCTTTATTAACTACAGCCAAATGGTTGTAGGTAATGTTTTTCTGAACTTGGTCGTATTTCTGTCCATTCCATTCGCCAGGAGTAGCGTCCACATCACAGACATATCCTAACGACAATTCTCTTTTCGCTCCAATCTTCTTTACATCATGTATAACAATATCAGCAACTACATCGTTCTCTTGCTTTACTCCTGGCCCGAGCACCGAGCCAACAATAACCCCGTCAAGTCTACTATTGGTATTCAATATGCCTCTATGGCCATCAGTAATAGGCATACCACGAATACTGTTAAGGCTGTCTTCCTTGAATACTTCAGTCTCAGGTCGGAATTCACGTATTTGTTTCCCAGTGTTATCTTTGTATACAAATATGCCTGCTCTGGTAACGATTGGACGATCAATAATCCATCCATCCTTACTGAGTTCTGCGCTTATCGTTATATTGTCATATCTATTTTGCATTATGCTTCCTCAAGTAATGAAGCTTCAAAAGCAACAAACTCAGGCAATACAGGTTCTGCCCAACAACGACATTGATAATCCTCTCCAGGATGTCCAGTTTCTACTGGCGGATTATCCCAAGCGAATGTCTGATCTTCATTATCAGCGTGTGTTTCTCGCACTCTTTCATCGCCAACTGTTCGCCAAATATAACTATCTACACCCATATCAATTTGACGTTCCATAGTCAATTGGCCATTAAGCTTAGCAACTTGATCTCTAGCAATCAACTTAGCGCGACTATCCGATACATCAGTTCGTTCTGACATTATATTAAATATTGCTTTTTGTGTATCTGCTAGATTGGTTCCTGTTATTAAAGCTTGTGTAGTTTGCTCAGCTATTTGTAATGATGTCTTATGGGGTATGTCCTTTATCAACAAGGAATTGTTACGTGACCAATTGGCCAGTATAGCGTTGTATTTTTCTGGGTTCTCTTTTGTAGGATCAACACCATATTGAGAGCGAACCAAACGTTGCCATTCAGCTTTATTGTATTGATTTGTTTGAGGTCCAATACGCGCCATTTCTCTAATAGCTTGATTTGTAGGCCGTTGCATATCGTTAGATATACGTTCCATTATTTGAGTTAGCCTATCCCTCCAACCTAAAGCATCTTGACGTATTTGACCAGTAGGAAGATGAACAGATGTAGCCTCTATCGCCATTTCATTTACATATGGCGACATGTTACGTTTCAGAATTTGCTTATACTGGTTGTTCATCCTCAACAAAATCTTCCTATACGCATACTCCTGGCCGACAGGATATTTCATCGGCACAATCTTTGGTCGTTTCTTGACCATTAAGAACCAGTCAATCTTAGCTTGGCTGTATCTTTAGCGTGATCAATATAGCGTTTGTGCTTTTCTCTGAGATTAGCTTCACGTATTCTTTTGCATATTTTACAATCACGATTGCCAGATGTAGTCCAAGTCCATGAACCTTCTACATATTCATGGCCACGTTTACAAGCTTTATTCTTCCACTCATTCATGGAGCTGTCGCTGATTGCTTGGGGTCTTGCGGAACATCAAGCTGAGACGTATCAACACCAGCCGCATAATCCATTGAGGATACAGCATCTGCCGGTATCTCATCAGGAAAGTCATACTCAGTATATTTGTTCACAACAATCTTTCTGACTTCTTCTGGTGAGATAATCCCATTATTCATTAGGGACATCAGCATAGTCACTTCAGTATTATTGGCTTGCTGATTTAGGTTATTGGCTGTGGCTTGCTCTTGATCTGATGCTTGCCACAGTGGGTTAAACTCAATATGCCAAGTATCAGGTAGCTGTCCAGTATAGGTTCGTTGGACATACAGTATAGCTGTCAGTTTCTCCAATACTGGTTTGGCGATAACTTGCTGGATATGTCCAACCATTCCATAATAAGACTCCAGATCACCAGCGCCAGTAGCATTAAGTCCAGTGGTGGACTTGCCAAATAATATAACCACAGGAATGTTAGCTGCAGCGCTAATCGCAACTTGGAACTCTTGAAGTAAAGTCTGTACACCATCAAGCCCAAGATTCTCAATAGCGTAAGCATCATCCTTATCAATAACGATACTATTGAGATTGCCGCGAACAAGGTCAACAAGATTGATCCGCTTAGTAACAATATCATCTGCCTCTTGAGCGAACAGTTCTCCCAATCCTTCCATTGAGTAGATGCCCTGTTGTTTCCGCTCAAGCAATCGTATTGCCCATTGTAGTGCTTGGTCATATCTAGATATGTCCTCGATACAACCAGTAATAATAGAGCGACCAATCCAATTCATAGATTGCATATGAACAAATCGGTCTGGTAATGGTTCGCCAGACATAAGCAATAGTCTAGTTTCGTGGACACGAAATGTAATTACTCCTGGCGCCGTGATGTCGTAAAACATCGGTTGCCCGATCTTCTTTACGTCATCAGTATCAATAGCAGTATATGTAATTTCTGTGGGCTTAATGCTTGGTAGCGGGTAGACCTGTAGTTCCTCTACAGTATCAATAGCATCAAAGTTAAGCTCATCTTCAAACGTTCCACCATCCTTCACAATCAGCAGTATAGCAGCTCCGCCATATAGTCTAGACCAACGAACAGCATCGGCCATTTTTGGTAGCACAAACAAACGATCATATTCGTCTTCAATGCTACCTTCTTCATCACCCTCAATCTCTACACCTTGCTGAAAACAATCATCAGCAGGACGATCTATAATCTTCTGAACAATACCGTTGTTCAAGTATAGATCGCCATAGTCATAGAGTGAAAAGCGATTAGACCAATAACGCTCTAGACCACGACGCCAATTGTTACTGCGATAGAACGTGTTGGATGTCCTGTCAAGTCCGGTGGTCCCAAGACCAGACATGACATTCTGAAAGCCATCATTACGAGCAATATTCATACAGAATTACTTAGGCTGTGGTGTAGGCGGTAAAGGATGACCAACAGTCAGCGAAGGATCAATAGCAGTATAACGCCAACCAATGCCTGGGATGCCAACTACAACCCAATAAGTATTAGATGGCGGCTTAGTAGAAGCATCAGGTGGAACTGGACCACCACTTGGATGAGCAGGATCAGGAGGCAAACCTTGATCTGGATGAGCAGGAGCAGGAGGCAAACCTGCATCTGGATGTCCAGGAGAAACGGGCAATCCATGACCTGGATGTGGAATAGAACCCCACAGTGGCGGCCAAATAGTTCCAGGTGGAGTTCCAGGAGGTGCCGGCTGTATTGGGTGCGAAGGTGTTAATGGCGGGAATACTCCTGGCGGACCAGGAGGCAAAGTATTGTCTATTCCTCCACCAAGATCAATTCCATAACCAGGATCAGTTGGACCGTCAATGCCAGGCAATCCAGCATCTGGATGGCCAGCATTCGTTACCCTCAAGAAACCAGAAACATGAGGCATTATACATTCTCCCTGTTATGTACATGAGCATTTACATTTATGTTGATAATGCCCTCCATTGAGCTTCCTTATCAGCACCAGCTACACATTCAAGAAATGCACCGCTAGTGGCATCCACATAATCATCGTGTATGTCTGCTGATGGGAAAGCCTCCATTTCGCTCAAGTAATCTTTCACCCATGGGCCTTCAACTAAGTCAATATTGCCCACTTGCCATTGTGCTGATACTGGTTCTGCTCGTGTCTCCTTTGGTCCTGTTTCTCTGACTGAAGTAACGCGAAATCCAGCAAGCATAGCTGTTAGACTAGCAACTTGATCTTTGCCCGCTTGTCCTGGGTCTTGGGCTAACGCGGTAATCACGCGTCTACCATAATTGTTCCGGTCCTGCGCCGCCGTGTTTTTGATGATCTCTCTAACTACATGCGCACTCCTCTTGATGTTTATTCCATGAGCAATTACAAATCTTCCGTTGTCCCTCCTTCCCATTAATACTGAAGCGGAAGCATCAGGACTTGGATTGACTTCACTAGGTTCAGTCGCAGCCAAGTCCCAACGTCTAACCCATACTTTCACATCTACTGGAACGGCAGGTAATATGTTCACACAGTGAGATGGAAAGAAGGAGCCAGACGTTGGACGTATCTTCCAATTACCGTTGAGCAATCTTTCGCGCTCAACACGATTCATAGCAAGAAGATTAGCTTTGTAGTTTGGGTCTAATTCAATCAGTTTTTGATTGTCTGCTAGAGTAGCAGCAATAAACGTTAGTGATTTTGGCGATGTTCCTGGATATTGTAGTAACAATTCTCTGGACGAATCAGCCCAATGCATTTTACCATCGAGCCTAATAAACCATCTAACAACTCCGCTCCTGGCCGGAATTGGATAACCAGTATCCTGATTAATCCACCATTCAATTAGTTCTGCTACCCAACTATCAGCATCAGGATTACAGGTAGCTCTAACGTATGGCCTTATTCCGCAAGTAGACCTGTTACGCGAGAGCATATACCAAAATTGATTCTCGGTAAAATGTGTTAGCTCATCATAACAAAGTAATGGTATCTGGGCGCCCTGCCAGTTCAATATATCCTTTTCGTTGTGGAGATGATTGAATGTTATTGTAGCGCCAGAAGGAAACACCCATGAACGAAATGGACTTAGCTTTGGACTTCCAAAAACCTCAGGATATATCTGGAAACTAGTGTCAAACAAACCACCTTCATTAGTGATTTGAGTAGCATCGCGTCGGAATATTACAGCACCAAATAATGGATTATCAATATGTCTGATAGGTTCAAGTAACAATCCAAAGGTTTTACCACCACCAGCAGCACCACCATATATAGCAATATCGGCTGAGGTGGAAAGGAAATCATACTGCGGACCGGGCTGTGGCCCTAGTGGTTCGTTCTCATATTTGACTAGGGCAGTATTATCCAGCATTTGTTACTTCGCCATCTTGATCGAAAACCCTACCACCAGGGTTTCTACCATTATCAGGCATAGTAATTCTAACAGGATTAGTTGCTACTGGTCGGTCATTCGGATCAGAAACAACTAGATGTTGGCGAGGTTTACCATATCCTCTATTGACAACAAACTCCATAACTCGCAGTTTAGTGTCTGGTCCGATCTCAGGATCAGCAAGCATTTGATCCGCAAGCGCAAGTATAGTAGGTGTGCGTGACCGACACTCACTCATCAACTCTTGTAGAGTGTAGATGCGCGCTAGTTCGCGATGCGGATCAAATCCATCAGGCATAGTTGGGAGTAGTGCCTTTGTGCTTGTAGCGAACCAAACCGATACCAAGCATACCAAGACCGAGCAACGCAAGAGCAGCAGGCTCATTAGCAGCGATACTGGACGAAACATTACCAGCAAAGTCAGCAGTAAACGCGCCAATAGTAGTGCCATCAATATGCAAAACAGGCACCAAATCGGCGAAACTAATATTGAATGTAGATGGAGGCTGTAGGCTACTGGCCGGAATAACAGAAGAAGTCAACGACAAAGTATCAGGTGGGTTGTTCACATTCACCGTCAAACCC